AAGGCGGCCTAGTAGCAGCTGGCGTAACTGGTGCCATAGGTGGCGGCATGTTTGCCTATGAAAAATATGGACAGGCCAGCAACGAAAAGCAAGCCGAAGTCATGGCTGCACAGGACCAGCTCAAGTCCGGAGAAATATCTCAGGCCGAATACAACAAGAAGGTAGAAGAAGCCGATAAAAAAGCCACCATAACCAAAGGCGAAGGCATTGGTGGTGGCGTAGGTCGAGCCGGTGGTGCCATTGCAGGCGCTAAGGTCGGTGCTAGTTTCGGCAGCTTCTTTGGACCCGCAGGAACTGTGGTTGGAGGGCTAGCTGGTGGTGCTTTGGGCTACATGGCTGGCGGAAGCATAGGCGAAGCCGTAGGCAACATAGGCGGCAGGATCAGTAATTTCTTTGGCGGCAATAGTAATAAAATAGAAAACAACATACAAACCAATAAGACAGGTAGTTTTTCAGTAGCTAGTCCACAGGGTAAGATAGAAGGCATGTATGCCGACGGTAAGTACTATATCAATGGTCAAGAAGTTTCTGAAAAGGAATATCAGGCCACCAAAGAAAAATACGGTGTTACAGGTAACAAAGAAAATTCCATGGCCAGCAAGCTCATGTCTGGCAAAGCTGCAACAGTTGGTGACATTGGTACAAAAACTTCGCTTGCTGGTGCAGAACCAGCAACTGCCAACCTCAGTCCCACATCGCCCAGTCAATCTGGTAGTGTCATGCAGGCCTATAGCACGGCCAATCGCGACATGCAGGCCGAAGGAACTGGAGGTACAACTGTCATAAACAACAATAGTTCTCAGGCAGCTCCGCAACCACAGCAATCGGGAATTATACCATTGAAGCCTCAGATTAGACCTGAAGCCAGTACCTTGACTCGCTACCTAGATCGTGTAGCGAGTTATTAATCTTCTTCCGAAGGTTCGAGATTGTCAAACATCACGGTCCGACCTTCGACATCTTTTTTAAGAACATCTAAAAATTCATAGAGCTTGACGATGCATTCGTCAACGCCTGCTTGCTCTTCGGGTTTAAAGGCTTCACGTTGCTTGGCCAAGCAGAGCAACATGTAGGCTACACTTAAATCGTTATAAGAAAATTTTGCCATGTTTTAATCGGGGCGTTGCCGCCCCGATCCCAATTACTTCTTGGCTTCGGCTTTCTTGGGCTCTTCTTTCTTTACTTCGCCCTTGGGAGCTTCTACGGGTTTACCATCTTTGCCTACGGGACGAACAACAGGCTTCTTGCCATCGTCGGGCTTAGCGGCTTCGGCTTTGGGAGCTTCTTTCTTGGGTTCTTCTTTCTTGGCGTCAGCGGCAACGGCTACAGACAAACCAAGAGCTGCAAACAATGCGATAAGTGCTTTCATTTTAGTTCCTTAAAAAGTTAAATCGATGTTGGCCTACTCGGATACCAGCGGCCATCAGATAGGGACGCTTGGCTGGTATCGTCAGTCTGACTCTAGTCATCGTTGGCTAGTTTGGCAAAGTACGAGAGGCTTTCCTCATCATCATCAAAATCAGTTTCTTTTCTCGGTGGCGGTGCCTTGGGCTTGGCCGGAGGAGCAGATTTTTCTGCTGATGCGAAACGAGTCGAAGGTACTTGTTCTTCGTCCTCATCTAAACTCATCTGTTCGGCACGACGTGGTGCTTGTCCAGGCGCATTTAGAACGCTGTCAAGTTTCTTCTTGAGGTCTTCATAGCTCTTGAAGTGACGCTCATGATGAAAATCTATGAGACTGTGTTGCTGAGACCAAATTTTTTCAATATCAGCATCATCTTCGCTCAGTGCGCTGGGCTTGTCAAATTCTGACTTATCGTAGTTACGATAGCCTTCGACATTGCGAATTTTAAGCTTGAAGTTTGCGCCTTCCCAAAAGTCAAAGGGATTGATGGGCTTTTCATCTTCAAACTGAGGTTCGGTTACGTCTTTGATCTTGTCCCAAATCTTTTTACCGAATTTATACAAGAAGACTTTGCCTTCGTTTTCGGGACGCTTGCTGTCGCTGACAACCAGAATGTTGACAATGTATTCTAGTTTGCGTTTTTGCTTACGAGCAACTTCTTTGTTGGCTTCTACACCTGAATTCCAAAGCTCCTGATTGAGCTCACCGACCGGATCGTTTTTGCCGATGGTGGTCAGGCTATTTTCAATGTACCACTTGCCCGTAGGTCCTTGAAAGGCATGCTTCCAGACACGCACAAAGGGAAATTCTTCGCCTTTGGCTGGTGGCAAGAAACGAATGACTGCATAGCCATTGCCTGCTTTGTCTACATCGGGAGTCCAAAAACGATCATCATTCTTATCGTTTCCGGCTTGGGGTGCGCTGATGCGTTCTACTTCTTTGACCAGCTTGTCGAAGCCTCCGCGCGATTTGCGAAGATCAGAAAGACTAGTAAATGCCATGGTATTTCTCCGTATTAAAAGTATTAGTAGTATTAACGTCGTTTAGCATGTGTATCATAATAAAGATTTGCATCATACTCATCATCTAAATCGACATCAGCCTTTTTATAGGTTGATGCCAAATTATATATTAACTTCTTGTGTTTGTCTATGCGCGAACTCATGCCTTTTTGAACTTTATGCAATTTTGGTTCACGCTCTTCATCATATTTATGGTGCTTCATGATGTCTAGCTCTCGTCCTCATTGGAAATAGTCAGATAGGGCCACATGCTGACTCTTTTGGTGATGTCTTGTTGATTTTGTGCTAGCTTTATGAGATACCGCTGAGTATCTCGCATCGAGAACATCAGACTGGTTATCTGCTCCTGCATGGCTACATTCTGTTCTTGAAGTTGTACCACCATTTCCTCCAGAGTTTTCATTCTCTGGGATTGTAAATCTAAATCGTGATCTAAAAATTTCTGAATATCGTTCATGATCGAATTGGAGGAAAGGAGCGTACTTGACTACGATTCTTCGTAGATTGGGCCATATGATGGTATCGGCTATGGCTAGACTGGTAATACTCTTTGCAGAGAGCATGTCCAAAATGGTCATGGTTTCAACACTAACATGGCCGCCTAAGAAGGCTTTTATTATATATGGATGACTGGATTTTTTGGTGGCCAGTAATTCAGACCAATCTTCTGAATAGTTGCTTAGATTTTCTACTTCGGCTCGGAAAACATAGCTCATGCTTTCCTGGCGTTTGGTCCAGTCCAGATATCGATCATGAGCTTCGGTATCAAATACTCCGCCCCAACGATCGCCGGTCACGAAGTTTGCAACTAAAAAGTTTATGATTTCAGAGTCTGCGTATTTTTTGCTGATGCGTTCTATGCTAAACAGATCTTTGCGAGCAGCAAAAGCCTTGCGGCTGGCTCGGACACGACCTTGCATCTGAAATACATCATAATCGTCGCTGGTAAAATGTAGTCTGAGGGCTAAGTAGTTTTTGTAGACTTGATAGGCATTCATTATATGGGAAGTTTAGCACGGGGTTTCATGTAGTTTTGCTCTTCGGCTTCGCATCGAATTTTTTCTTTGAGGCTAGTGTTGACTAATTTGCCTATGCTTTCGATGTTGATGTCGGCTTCGGTACAGTAGGCAATTATGCTGTCCATGTATCCGGTTTTTGTTTCAAGAACACGATTTTCAATGTACAAGGAAAATTCTGTAGCAGTTCTAAAACGTTTGGTTATGACCAAACCATCAGTTAATTCATTCATATCTGTTGAGGTTCATCTACTAGACTATTGGGACCATAAGCAGCCAAAAACAAAGCACGAGCTTCGCCGGCATTGTTGGCTGTTAGGGTTTTGGTTACGGGGCTATGAAAGTCACTTTGAATGAAAATTCCATAGTGTTGGCCTACAAGATAACGAGTAAAAGGCGAGCCTTCTAATAAAATTGTATATCGAGGATTTTCAAATCCTGGATATCCTGGGCTGTCCTCCAAAATAATTGCTTCGTTGGCATCTATGATGGATTCTATGAGCAATACATTGGACTCACCGGGCACAATGGGTTCACCGGTGCTTAGCGTAATTGTTGTTCCCGGAACAGCTAGGCTGGCATTGGCAAAAGCCAATCTATGGTTAGTAAAATCCAGATACCAAACATTGCCATAGCTCAGGGTAGCTGATGGCAGCGTTACAATGTAATGGGACAAGGGTTTTACGGATTGTGCTATGTCATAACGAAGGCTGGTTGCCAAAAAACTAAATCCTGGTCCATAGGTTGTGCCAAAGGTATATGAATGTCTGGGCACAGCGGGATTGGTGATGGTATCATACGCATAGGTATAGTCAACACCTTCGACAAGCAATGTTAAATGGTTGTTGGCATCATTTTTTAAAAACAACGCAGTTTCGGCCTGTACGGTAAGATTGGCATCCCAGGAATAGGGATTCTGACTTCCGGATCCAGGTGCTCCGACTACAGTGTTTCCGGCTCTCCAGGTAAAATTTTCGGTTATTAAGAATACTGGGTCAAGTTCCAACGCTCCTACAGGAGGATCAATTTCGTTGGGACCATAACCAGTAGCAGCATATACATTGGGCGTTATGGACCAGTTAGGTATGGCTGGTCTGTTGTTGGCAGAGCTTCGATGTACATTGATACTTGTACGTCGACTGTTGTTTAGACCAACAATGTAAAGTACATTGGCTCTAAAGGTAGGCATTACTTGAAGGTTATGAGGGCCAACATGACTGCATGCACAACAAATCCAAAGCCTATGGTTATGACCATGACCATGTCCTTGAGAATAGCAGCTCTAACAAAGAAAAGCGATAAACCTGCCCAGACAAACAATACCAGATCCACCGGCGGCATTTTTTCGGTCAATCCGCTCATGACTGCCAGAAGCGTCGGAACAGTGGCAGCGTGTATTAGTATTAGACCAATCCAAGCAATGGTTTCAGCCGTAGCTGCAGTCAATTTAGTTCGGCAAAATTCCGAAATTTTTTGTATGTTGATTACGTCACTGACATAAAATTTATGATTAGGATCACGTAGTTTGTCTAGTATGTTCATGATATTATTTATAGAAAATGTGGTTACCAATGGTGGCAACTTTTTCTTTCTTCCAACCTGGGTTCACGTAATTTGCATGATAATACAAGGCTTCGGTCAACCCTTCGAGTCTAAAACCTTCGAGCAAGACCTTTTTGGCTACTCTGTAGCATTCTTCGTAAGCCTCTTCATGCAAAGGCCGTTTCTGAGTAGCACGTTCACAATACCAGCTGAACTGACAGATAACTTTATCAAAAAATACATTCTTCTGATAGATGGTCTTGCAGATGTCCTTAGGAAAAACACCACTCTCGGTGCGATTCAGCGTAACCTGTGCTACGGCTACTTTGCCTTCAAAGGGTTCGCGAGCAGCTTCATAGTAAATGTTTCGTGTCAAACATTCTAACTGTCGTTCACGTTCTTTGACAGTTATACTGTTTGCCTGCATAGGCTCAGTGTTGCGTAGATGATCAAACTTTAAATTTACAACTTTCAAAATCATGGTTGCAACCAAAAATCCAGCCAATAGCAATAAAACAGGTTTAAGAATTCGTTCCATGAATTTCTCCGAAAGGAGATCCTAAGATCTCCAGCCAAGATTACTTCTTAGAAGTTTTCTCTAAGGGGGTTGCTGTTGTTTGAGATACAAAGCCGTTGAGTATGGCCGCTTTGGCTATGATTTCGGCTTCAGAAGGATAGCTAGGATAGCCAGGATGATCTGGTGGCTGTGTTCCTGCGTGGCGGGCATTGTCTACTCTTACCTGCCAGTCATTGCTTATGGCTTCGCGTTTACCATAGTAATCTTGTTCAAGCATGGCCTGAGCCATTTTCAAAAGATCGAGACGAATCTCGTAGGGTGTCATGTTACTCATGTGTTTCTCCTGTTTGTGTGTAGTGTGTTCGATTTTAGGAGATCGAGAACTCCAAATATTTATAGACTCCAGTTACCGTTTCTGAACCAAGCAGTAACTATGTACTTATTACCCTCTAGTATAGGGTCTCCACTGTGTTCTGTCAATAGATTTACGTCCGGTTCATAATTGTATTGGAAGTATAATGCCCTTCCGGTTTTAGGTAACACCGTAAAGTCTAGTTTATGAAAAGTTGTGCCGCCCCCAGAAAAATCATCGTTTAAATAGATTATCAGGGTACCAACTCTGTTGTTCTGGCATTCTGGTCCATGAAAAAAATAATCATAATGCTCTTTGTATTGCTCACCAGGGGCATACTTTTGCATTTGCAAAAACTCAAACCTCTGCGATCTTACCTTTAGAGTCTGAGATATTTTTGCTTTGGTATAGGCAACAAAATCATAAAACCTCAAATTTTCATAGATATAGTTTGTAGAACTGGTTCTATGTGCCGTAGGTTTGGCCTTAAGTGTGTCGTGATCATACCCCGTGCTCTTGACCCAAGGCCAGGGGTATTCTATGAATTTTTTACAGGTTTCCGAATCTAAAAAATCTTCAAAGATCGTTACCAGGGGTCTTTCACATAAAATGCTAGTATTCATTATAAAGCGGATTGCTCCGCTGACTTAGTAAGATACTCTTAGGCCAACGCCATAGGCCTTTTCTTGGATGTCTTGCATGGAACGGCTCAGGCTAGCACTAACACTTATGGCCTTGTTCAATGGAACACTTACACCAGCATAGGTAACAGTCTGTTTGGGGTTGTTGTCATCCCAGTTTACACGTGTTTTTACGCCACCAAATGCCCATGCCGGTCCAACTGGAGCACCTGTGCTTAAACCAACCAATCCATAGGTAAAATCTCCATTGACTTTGCCATTGAAACCATTGTCATAGCCAACGCCACCGAATACATTGATACCTTTGATGAGGTCTTTTCCTGCAGTGGCTTCGACACTATTAAGCATTCCGCCTTTGTCAAACACAGCGGTTCGAACCTGAAATCCCATGTTGAGGCCCATCATGTCTTTGCCTGCACGAAAATATTGAGCAGTGCTACCTGCTCGAGTGCGGGTATCAGTAACCTGATCTACATCGAAACTAACAAAGTTAGCTGCTTGAGATGCAGCAGCTGACATTGCTAAGGCTAATGCTAATACAGTCTTTTTCATTAAAACTCCTTGTGTGTGATAGGCAGTTCGTTTGGTAACAAGGTGAACTGCCAAAACCCCGTCAGGTTTAAGCGGCTAGCTTAAGGTCCTGATAGAAATAGTCGTCGTTTGCGTCTATTTGATTTGCTAGGATTACGTCCTTCGCCTAACGAGTTGTCCACTTACTTACTATTTGCCCCGTCGAAACCATGTCTGGCCCATCAGAAGTATACTGCACTAGCCAGTTGAATACAGCCGACCAGTCTTCCTTATCAGTGAAGTGCAATATACTTCTGGTGGACCAGGCGGGAGTCGAACCCGCGTCCGCAGCATGTTTCTGCTTGCTTCATACAACTATACATTATATATTAATTATTCAAAACCCTTGATACTGCTGTTATGACCGCAGCAATACGACCAATGTCTCGCAACTGTTCGGTGGTATAACCTTCTTTTTTCAAAGTCTCATAGTGAGCTTTGATGCAGAAATGACACTTACCAACAATACTAGCAGCCAGACTATAGGCTTCAAAACGAGCCTTGGTGGTTCCACCGTGAGTAGAAATAGCATTCATTCGCAACTGTGCTGGCAGTCCTTTGAGATTTTCATCGTCAGCCATTTCGACATAGGGATACCAGACATTGTTCATGGCCATTAGACTGGCCGCAGTAAGAGCAGCATCGGCCTCGGCACGTTCTGTGATCACACTATGAAGCCAGGTCCAGAACTTGGTATTGCCAGTAGCAAATGCTGCTGCCACTGCAATGGCTTCGGCTTCGTTGGCTGGAATACTGCTTCTTTTAATTACTGCATCCAGATTAAGTCTGGTATCTTTGGCATAGTCTGGTATGGTTTCTTTGAGATTATCAACCCAACTCATGTTTTTCCTTAGCTAAGGGCTAATGCTATGATTAGCGATATTAATAAAAATAAAATGACAATAAAACCAGAACGATCTCGATGACCACCATGAGTCGAATCTATCTCTAACCGTTCGAGATGTGTAGGTTTACGATTTCGATGATGGTGCAGCAGAGTTTGAATCAATGTTTGAAGCATGTAGTAACTCCTGTATCAAAGGTTCAGCCCAAATCATCTGTGCTGCAACTGCTACCAACACCGCTGCTCCTATCCATATAGTTTTGGGCCAACGTTCCATGATTCTAGCTACTACAGTACTACCAAATAAGATGATAGGTACAGACACTAGTAGCCCAAATATAATAAGCCACCAATTACCACCAGCTGCACCGGCTATGGCAAGTGCATTGTCTAGACCCATTACAGCATCGGCCCAGACAATGGTAGCCATGGCACCCCAAAAAGTACTTGCAGCCTGAACTTCATGATCTTGTTCTTTGTTGTCGCGTACCAGAGTCCAGGCAATGTACAACAAGGCTAGACCACCTACGAGCCTCAAGCCCGGGATCATGAGCAAATAAGTCAATGCAGCCACACATGCGAACCGGACTCCCACTGCACCAACCGTGCCCCATAACATGGCCCGCTTACGCAGGTCTGGTGGTAGGCGACGACTGGCCATGGCAATAACGATAGCGTTTTCGCCGCCTAATACTACATCAATTAAGATAATGGCACCTAGTGCCCAAATGAGTTCAAGCATTATTTCTTATTCCTCTGATCATAAAACTTGTTGCCTAGCCATATGGCCACAGCAATACTCAAGCAAAGGATATAGAGCTTGATTTCATAAACATCCCAGATTGATGCGTATTCAAACATTATAGAGTTGCTCCACCCACCGAGCGGTTACATTGGCAAAGTTCACCAGTTTGCAGTGCATCAAGAACTCTAAGAGTTTCTTCGGGGCTACGACCAACATTGAGGTTATTGACTGTAATGTGTTGAATAACATTGTCAGGGTCAACGATGAAAGTAGCTCTCAAAGCTACACCATTTTCCTCATCAAGAACTCCTAGTGTTTGAGCTAGTCCTCCTTCAACATATCTTTGATGTTCTTCGTCATAGTCTTGCGGTGTCTTGAGAAGATCCGCAAACATCCATGAGTTGGTTTTCTTCAAATCTTCATGAGCATTGCGCCAGGCAATCTTGCAGAATTCGTTGTCAGTGCTGCCCATGAGCAATACGGCATCACGATCGTTAAAATCATTTACCAGTTTATCATAGGCAACAATTTCAGTTGGACATACAAAGGTAAAGTCTTTGGGATAAAACATGATGATCTTCCACTTGCCAGGGAAGGATGCTTCCGTTAGGTCCTCAAAGGCACCTTCGGGTGTAAGAGCACCGGGCTTTACACCGACAATTTTGAACGGACGAAGTTTATCACCTACTGTTAGCATTTTAGCTCCTTTTTTCGTATAGGTCTCGATATTCAATTAAAAGCTCCGCCCAGTCATCTCGATGTTCGACAAAGACCTGCGGATCACTATCTTCTACGGCAATTATAATGGCTAATCTGGGAATTGTCAATCCATAGCGTTCTTCGGCCATGATGGCATAGGCACTGGCCTGCATGAAGTAGCTGTGAATCCAATCTCGTTGTTTGGGTTTTGAACTTGTTTTGAAATCTATGATGTGCGGCTTGCCCTTGTAGTCTGCAATGCAGTCTACGGTACCAGCCAATCTTAGATAGTCACTGTAAAGATTATACTCACTGGCTCTGATGTTGTCGATTTCATCCAAATGCGGACGTATGCGATCGAACAGGTCCTGATGCAACGGATTGTCTAAGACAATCTCCTCATTCTTTATATATCTTTCTGCGAGCTTGTGTACGCGTGTTCCACGTCTTGCAGCAGAATTGCTGATGCGATTGGCCTCAGCTGCGCCTATGCGATTACGCCAGGCCGCAATGGCTTCGCGACCATGTTCACTTAGAACAGTTGTGACCGAGGGATAGGTCTGTCCCTCGGGTGTGGCATAGGTTCTTTTTCCGGAGCTTTCATTGGTTACGGATTGAAGCTTAATCTCAGGCAACCAATCATGACAAAATTTTTTCACTTAGTGTAGGTCTTGTAGAACTTCTAGTGCATGGTTATAGTGTTTGACTCTATCTTCAAGACCAATGAAACCACCGTTGATGCGTTTGGTCATCATTCTAATGTCTTGCTGATCGGCCAAGGCGTTTAATTTATTGGCACTCCAGAACCAACAGGCGCTGTGCAGTGCGTAGTAAGGCTGGGTCAGGCAGTCAGGTACTTCCAATAAGGTCCAGTCTTCAAACAGATATTCGCTGCAGCGTCTGTAGTTGTCTTTGCCAGTCAACTGTATGAGACCACGTCCACGAAACTTCCAGCCTTCGCCACTGGATTCATCACCATTGCCCATTCTGCCACCATAGACTCTGTTGGCAATCTTTTCGGGCTGCCGTGCATAGGCATTGGCTAATTCCAGGGTAGGAAAGTATTTTTTGAATACACCCATGAGTCCCTGTGCGCTGTAGTTGAGATTTTCCGAAAGCATGGTAAAGCCACCGCTTTCGTGTGCACATTGTGCTATGAACGCCGATGTCCTAAGAACATCTGTGATGTCGTATTGTGGTAGAACCTCACTTAAACTTTCGTGCCATTCCTGTGGATTTTTGATCCTGGGTAAAAGTTTCTGTACATGATCAAGTCTGAAATCAAAATCAAACTGATCGGCCATTTAATCTATCCTTGTATAGTTAAGAACATTACCGGCTCCGTACTGGGCTTCACCAAGCATTTTTGCATCATAATCATTGCTGGCCCAGATCAGGGTTTCGGCAGTTTGGTAACTGTTGATACGAACCCAAAGTTTATACTTGTACATTATGCGTACTGTTCCTCATAACTTAATCTGGCAAGAATGTATTCCTTGACGATGTCGGACCTTACTATGTCCTTGACGTCAAATTCTATGACTCTGAAACTTGGCATCATGTCGGCTATGACCATGAACTTCTTGAGTCCAGACATATCGGTCTTCTTGTAGAGATCGGTCTGTCTAAAGTCACCACAGAATATGATCTTGCTGTTCTCACCCACTCGGGTGA